TTGCTTCAAAGCATCAGAAGACTGCGATATACCTCTCAATAATGTAGGTATAGCTCTTGATATAACAGCCATAGTTATCTAATTAAGGCACTAGAAGGATTGTAAGTATCAAAGATACTTGTAAGAGAAGGATCTCCTCTTAGTATATTGTGATCTCCATTTGCTAAGTCAGTTTCCATCAGTATTGCTCTAGCTCTTTGTTCATCTTGTAATGTATATGTTCTTAATGCTTGGTCACTTACAAGTCTATCAACAAATTTTCTTGCAGCTTGTATATTCATATAGTGTCTTGCTGGTTCTGGTATCTCATCAAAATCTCTAAAATAAACAACAGTACAAATTAAGTCCTCATCAAACTCATACTTATTATTTTGTCTGTCGTATAGTTTTAAACCACGTTGTATAGGATCAATGGTTGGGTGTTGATGTATATTAGCGTCTACTCTTAATACGTTTGTAGGAATGTTTATTTGATTTGATCCATTTCTTGTAAGGGTTACATCTATTTCAGTATTAAAAGACCAGCCTTCTGATTGAACACTTTTGTTTACTTCATTAAGAGTTGACTGAGCAATACGAGCATCAACAGGAAGTGTACCAACAAGACTGTTAATAGGAGCTTCTCCTATAGCAGCCAGCATTATGTTGATACATTCAAGTTCTGTTGTTGCAGCTACAGCCATTACATACCTCCTGATTGAATCATTTTGTTTCTAATCTTAGCTGTTTCTTTTACAAATCTAGCTTTTTCAGCAAGCGTTGTTTTACCTGTATCGTTCATCTTTTGATTGTAGGCATCAACATAAGCTTGACCTTCTAGACCAAGAATACCTTTTTTCTTTTTATTTTTGCCAAACATAATTAGTAACTCTTTTTAATTTTAAGCTTATCTCTACTACCTTTCTCTTTTTTCTTTTTCTTTTTAGATGAATACATAATAATAAAAAAAAGGGTATCTAATAATAAGATACCCTATAAATTGAAATTAAGAAGCAGATAGCTTAATAGTAGCTGCACATTCTGGTCTTAGGATTCCATGACCAAGAGCATACTTAGCAACCATTAATGTACCTTGATACATAATTCCGTAGTCAGAGCCTGAGATCTCAGTTGTCATATCCATTAATTTTACAGTTCCTACTGCACTCTTATGAAATACTAAACCGATAGTCTTACTATCATCACCTGAGTAAGTGTTGTTCGCACCACTTGGGTTAGATCCTACGTTACTTTGAGGTACGTTGTTTGACATCATTATTGGTATGCCAGCAACTTGTTGTACCTTACCAGAAGCAAACGAACCATTACCCTGTGGGTTAAAGTCAACATCTACAGTTCTTGTAGCAGACTCAGCAAGTTTGTAGTACTCAGCAGGTGGTAGTACACAGAAACGATCTGTTGGAGGAATGTCTCTTTCATCAAATGTCTGTGCAATATCATAGATAGCTGCTGCTATCTCATCACCTGTGACGTTTGCTGAAGCTGTATTACCATTAGCAAGTGTCAATACAAGACCACCATTACCACCACTAAGGTTAGTAGAAGCTCTGGAAGCATTAGCAATTTGCTTGGCTACGTTCTGGTCATAGGTTCTAGCAAGTGCCTTACCTAGCTCATCAGCATAGGTAGCTCTAACGTCATAATGATTCTTGAGTTCATCAATGTTAGCAATAAAACTCTGTGCAATTAATAGATCATCAATGTTGATAATCTTTTCGTTTGCCTTGATTTGGTTTGCTCCTACGAGGGGGGTGCCGACCGTATGGTACGCCGCCGTTGCAGTTCCAAGCACAGGGAATTGTGCTGACTTACCACTTGTGATAGTACGAACTGAATGAAGTTGCTCGTTAAAGATATTGTTTCTAGCAAAAGCTGTTAGAACTTCACCAGAGAATACCTTAAGGAATAACGCATCAAACGCTGTTCCTGTATTGTTGACCAAACCAAGACGTGAGACTGTGGCGTTAGCCATAGGAAAACTCCTTGATTAATGTTTACAAATTTGAGAAACTAACTTCGTTTCAATCCTTTCTCTCAAGTGTTGTCTGACGCATCAGGCACAAGGATATTTAGATTTCTACTCTGTTAATTTATACAGACCCACAATTCCACTTGCGTAGTGCAAGAGCTTTGCGAGTTAGCTTGCCATCTTTTTTTAATGGTCCTTTTACCTTCGACATTCTGGCACAAAAAGATTTTCTTCTGCCTTTCTCTGTCTTGGTTAAACCTGTCTTTTTAGTAACAGGAGCTTGCAAGTTTCCACCTGTTGCTCGGTTGTATTTTCTACGACCAGAAGCAGTAAGACCACCAGTAGGGTCTTTATCCTTCTTGGTCATTGATACACCCTTAGACATAAAAAATGTAAGCTACTTAAAATATAACACTATTACGCAATCTTTAAACTATTTCTTTTTCTCTTATGTTGATAGGTGATATTTTTTGAACTTGTCTTTTCTCTTTTAAACCTAGCTTTTTCTTTACTACTCATCTCACTTGTAGTTTTTGGTGTCTTACTACTAACTCTTTTTGATGGTCTGCAAGCAGGGTAAGGTCTACCCTTTTCATTTTTACCTCGGCCACATTTCTTGCCTGTTTTGACATCAACCCACTTTTCTTTAAACCATCTATCAAGACTCATTTGCCTACTTCTTTTTGTGCTGCTGTATGTGCAGCTTTAAATGAAGAACCCTCACGCATAAGTTTCTTCATCATGTCCATGTGCTTTTTAGAATGATGTTCTGAATGTTTCTTCAGAGTTCTTATCTGACTTAAACTAAGCTTTGCCATTTTTCTTTTTCTTTAGTCTACGAACTAATAAGAAATCTTCTTTAGTGAGTTTACCATCACCAGTTTTATCAAGATTCTTTTTTTGTTTGTCTGTTAGTTTTTTCATTTTAAGAATAACCTCCACCTGCTGCTTTGTATTCTCTTACAAGCTGTCCGCTTGCGTAAGCACTAGGCCATTTTTTGACCCTTGCTTTTACTTTAGCTTTTATTCTTGCATAAAGTTTTGGATTTGTAGGTTTAGCCATTACCAAATACGTTAGAACTTGCTAAACGTGCTTTTACATTTTCTGTATAAGATACGTCTTTTTCCCAACGAGGATCAGACATAGCAGTTACTACTTCTGCTGTAGACCTAAATGGTGTAGGTCCACTTGCCGAAGCACGACCTGAGTAAAGACTTGGTTCAACTCCCATAGCGTTATTGTATTGTGAATAGATACCTTGAACAGCCAACTTAATAGCAGGTCCATCTCCTGTATCGGTTAACTTGTTAAAGGCTTGGACTTCTTCAGCAGGTAGATTTTCTATAGCCCAAGAAACCATTTGACCATAGCTTTCATCTCCACCTACTGAGTCTTTGATACCTTGTGCATCTACTTCACCTGCCATACCAGCATTACGAAGACCATCTAAATAGGTATCAACAATTTGTTTTGAGAAGCCAGCTTCACTTAGCTTGCTGTAATCATCTTCAGAAATCTCATCATTTTTTTCAAAACGATCTGATATTTCTTGTGGGTCAATACCAACTTCTTCTAATACAGAAGCAAGACCATCTCCATAGTATTCTTCTGCATTAAATTCAGAGTCGTTAGTTTCTGTTTCTTGTTCCTCTGTCTCTTCTTCTGCTACACCTTCTGGTTCTTCTCTGGTTTGATCTATAGCACCAAGCTTACCTTCAAGTTCTTTGTAGCTTCCTACCAAATCTTCTACAGTTTTAAACTTGCCAGCATATAAACCATTTTCATCTTTAAGACCTTCCAAGTCTTGTGCTGACATTGGTGGTGTTTCAGATACCTGTGCTTGTGATGATGTCATAGTGGTTTTTTCTTTTAACTATAGTGAATTGTATTGCCATGTCCAGTAACGTAATCACCTGACTTTTCTGGCACAGGGTTTTCTTCGTTAACACCTAGTTCGCTAACGATTGCTTTTTCAGATTCAGAGACAAACTTTCCGTCTTCATCTCTTTTTCTAGACTTGTTGTTGGGCATCTTGTGATTCCTCCGTTGGTAATTGTTGTGAAGCATCAGCTAATTTTTTAGGATCAACTAATGGTGAACCTAATGCAGCAGGTCCAAGACTTTGAATAAGCTGCTGTTGTTGTGCAGCTTGTTGTTCTGCTTGGATCTCCTCTTGTGTTTTTACTAGGTTAGCAGTATCTATACCGATACTGGTAGCAAGACGTTTGACTGCTTCATCTACATTAACGTACTGTCTCATTACATCTGGTCCTAATGCTTGAGCTACAGTTCCAATAAACTCAATCAGCTTGTTTCTGTCATTACCTCTACCAAGCCCTTGAAGCCCTGTCACTATCTTAGGTTTGACCAGTTCATCAGGCAGCTTGGGAACTTTACCTTGTCTTACTAATAAGTGCATACGTCTTCTTAGGTATGGTAGTTGAAACTCTTGGGTTAAGATACTATAGATACCACCAAGACTGTTCTCTAGTTCTTGTGCCATAAGATTTATCTCGGCTGCTGTTACCCTTTCTGCATCACGTTGTACTGATCTTGCCATCAAGAAAGCAAACTCAAGTCTTGCTTCTATTCTTTGTATTGCACTAAAAGCAACAGAGAAGTCTGCACTCTTACCTACTTGCATGACAGAAATATCTGCTGCTGTTCCTTCTCTTACTGCACCATTTGGGGCTTTGCTTATGGTCGCTGCACGTGTGACCCCATTGGGATTTACCAGAAATAAAGTTTTAGCACTAGCAGCAGCACCTTCGATTATTGCTTGCATTAAAGACTCAAGACTAATCAAGTCACCTCTATATTCTTCAACATAACCTCTACCATAATCTTCACCATCAACCCTAATAAATCTAAGAGGTAACCAAGGTGTTACATCTACTCTTGATCTGCCATCTGTGTTTGGTATCTTTTCTCCTTTACATTCTTGAAACCAAAAGACATCATCATTAATTCTTTTTATATGTGTATATATATCAAGGTCATCTGTCATTGTCTTAGCATCATAATTATCTTTCTTTTTAATCTGTTCTAAGAAAGCAGCAGGTAAAGCTTGTGGGTGTATTGTTTCTTTAGTTAGTATTTCTAATACATTACCTACTTCATCACGCTTACAAACAAACTTAGATAGTGGAAATACTTTAAGACCTGCTTCTGTTAGATATAACAAGACATTACCTGATACGACTAAATGTTTAATAGCTTCAAACATAGCAACTCTATCGTTAGATATTTCTATCTGATTCATCAAAGCATTTTCTATTGTTCTTAGTCCTTTATCTATTTCACTTTGCATTTGTTCTTGCCCTTGTTTTCTTATTTCAAGAGCATCTATTTCTAATTTAAAAAATGCTGTGCTTGGAGGTAGCAAAGTCATTAATAGTTTATTTGATAAAGAATTAACTCCACGACTTCCAGTAGCTTGGAAAGGAGTCTTTATCCTCGCCCTTGTTCCTGATGTCTGTTCTGGTATCAGACTAGGTATAGTTAGCTTAGAAGATTCTTTTGCTTCTCTATCGTAGACAGATCTACTACTAACAAGTGCTTCATACCTACCTGCTGCGGTTGTGCCTTGTGCTGAGTATTCCATATTAGGTTGGGTAGTTTAAGTCTCCAGCTTTCTGGTTGTTTAATAATGGTATTTGTAAAGATTTAGTTCCCATTCTTTTACCCATAGCAACTTGTGTATTTTGTTGTTTCTTTTTCTTTTGTTTACCAACAACTACTGCATCAGCAGTATCTTCTATAGGAGAATCAACTGGTTCGGGTGCGGGTGCGGGTGGTGGTGATGGTCTTCCGAAACACATGGCAGGTATATATTATTTTTTCCTTATACTAGCATGAACTAAATTAAAGTCTTCTTTTTAGTTTTAGTTAGCTTTTGTGCTGTAGCAATAGTTGGGTTAGAAAAGTTTTTAGTTTCTTTTTGTTTTGCAATCTTCAAAGAATCTGCTGTTTCAGTTTTTTTCTTTGTATTTTCAAGACCTTCTTGTTCGCCTGTAATTACAACAGGATCATTCTTACTTTTGTATTTTTCTACCGCAGGTCTTTGACTGCCACCACCACCAAAACACATAGCTAGTTCTCCAATACTCTATTAGTTAACATAGTTTCTTTTTGTCTTAGTTGCTGTTCGATTAGATAGTCAACAACCGACCTCTGCCCTGCACGATACCACACTTCTCGATCAGAAAGCGATAGGTCTGGGTGTCTGTTAGGAAACACAGCATCTAAAGCTTGTATAAGTTCGTCAGTAATTACAGGTAAAGACACAAAAAATAAAGAGCTATCTTTATATTATATGTTAATGTGAAAGTAACAAGGAGTGGTTACCTTGTTGCAACGCTAAGAAACCCTCTAGGTAAGTGGTTCTATCTAGGGGTTTTCTTTATGGATTCCAAAGTTTTACTTCACCTGTATTGTAATCATAATCTCCTTCTCGCAGTATTCTTGTAAGCCTTGCGTTCAAGATAGCATCAGCAATCGTATAACCTTTCTTAATGTATGTCTCCTGTACCTTAGACCATAGTGCTTCTTTGGTATCAGGTGTTTTAGCTAGTGTCTTTGAAGCTGTAACCATACCCATACCTTTGATACCTAGTATCCCATCACCAGCATCACCAGCTAACGACATCTCAAACCAATGTCTGGTTGCTTTCTTATTAGTGATATGTTCTATCGAATCATCAGCTATAAGTTTGCAGGGTAGTGTTCTCATATCTTTATCTACTGAAACTATTATCGGGTCTTTATATCTGCCATTGGTAGCGAGCAAACCAAGTACGTCATCACCTTCTAAGTTTTCATAAGCAACAGTTTCATATCTTTCTTTTACTTCTTTGATAACACTCTTGAGTGCTAGTGGTTTGCGTTTACCTATCCTGTTGATCTTGTACTCAGGGAATATCTCATGTCTAAATGTAGGGTAAGAAGTAAAGCACATAACTATGTCATGCTTACTGTCAGCAATACTTCTATAAACATCTAGTCTGTTTTCAATTAGGTTCAGTATGTCTCTTTCATCAGAGTAAAGAGTATGCTCCCAATCATTCCATCTTGTGTCTTGTTCACAAGCACAACATGAATTGTAGATCAACCAATCAGCATCAATAAGTAAAGTCATAGCTAAATAAAATCCTCATATACAACAAGCCGACCTGTCTTCTGGTCGTACAATAATTTATCCACTTCTCCTGTCATGCCAGTATGTCTAGACTTCAATACCTTTAACTGTAGTCTTTGTCTTTCACTAGCATCTCCTGTCTGGTTTCTTGATGCAGACAATACAACATCAGATAGTTGTAGAAGACTATGACTTCCTCTCAAGTCTGATGTATCAACCTCTCTGCCCGACTCATGTGATTGTCCTTGTGGTCTGCGTAAATGACTGACCAATACAATAGCTATACCAGTTGCTTCACTTAAACTTCTTAGCTTGGTCATTATTATATCTATTGCTTTGCGTTCATTATCTAGTTCAAGACCAGACAAGACTATGCTTATGTGATCTAATATGACTACCTTTACTCCATCAACAGTTGCTAAGTATCTTATCTGTTCTAGTAATACATCAGGCTCAAGACTACCAAAGTGGTTGTATAAAAAAAGATTGCGTGTTGATGTGAGGTTATCAAACGCAATCCGCAGATCATCTTTATTTATGACATCTTCATTTAAGTGCAAAGGAATATTCAAGTCAATACCTACAAGACCTTGAAGAGTTCTTTGTACTGATTCTTCTAGCCCAATATAACCAACCCTCAGATTTCTTTTGAGGAAGTGATGGCATAGTTCCCTGCATATTGTGGACTTACCTGCACCACTAGCACTAGCTACTGTAAAGATCTGACTAGGAAACAAACCTCTTGTGTATTCATTAAGCTTTGGAAATGGAAAGTCTGATACAGGTTTGCTTGTTTCTTTGGTAAACAAATCCCAAGCGTCTGCTGCATTAATAAGAGAGTCAGGTCTTACTGGCTTAGCTTTCCATAGTCTGTCTTTTATAAGATCACCTTCACCTAATACAAGATGATCGTTTATATCATTACGATCTAGTCTTGCTATAGCTGCCTTACCTCTTGGTAATACCTCCATACATTTCTCTGCTGCTTTATTACCAGCTTCATCATTATCAAAGCAGATAACGATACGACAAAAACTATCAAGCCATTTGTAGT